ATTTGTAAGTAAACAGAAAACACTATCTACTCGTGCAGGTAGTACTAATGGATGGATGGCAGGATAATATGATAACACAAGACACATACAAAGAAGACCTTTCAGATGCTGACCTTTTGTCACTTGCAAGACACCAGTATCAAAAAGCCATACAATATTGGTATTTAATGTGGGAGAAGGGTAGAGATGACCTGGAGTTCCTTAACGGTACAAATCACTGGCCTGAGGAAATATTAAAGGAAAGGAAGGCAGACCAAAGACCTTGCATGACTATTAATCATGCCCCTAAGTATGTCCGTCAGGTAATCGGCGATCAAAGGCAGAACAGACCTCAGGCTAAAATAAGACCTGTTGACGGCTTTGCCGATGTTGATTTAGCAAAACAATTATCTGGGCTTTTACGCAATATAGAGAGTAATTCCAATTATAAAACTGTGCAGGATACAGCCTTTAGAGGGTCTGTCGTCAATGGCTTTGGTTATATTAGGATAGTAACAGAGTATGCAGGTGACGATACTTTCAATCAAGATGTTAAGTATAAACGAGTGTATAATCCGTTCTCAGTGGTTTTAGACCCTAGTGCAGTAGAGTTAGACCATTCAGATGGCATGTTCGGCTTTGTTACTGACTGGGTTCCAAACGAGATATTCAAGGAAAAATGGCCTGATGCAGTACTCTCAGACTTTGAAGCTGCCGAAAGAGTTACACTGACAGACTGGTATCATGTGGATGAGACTTTGACTGCGGAATGGTTTAGAAGAATTCCTATTAAGAAAACACTAGGACTTCTCACTGACGGTAAGACTATAAACATGGATGGCGTAGATGTTACCAAAACAGGACAGTTTGGTTTGATGCCCGATGACACGCCAATTGAAGTAATTAAGACAAAAGAAGTAGATGCTTACAAAGTAATGCGTTATCTAATTTCAGGTAAGAATGTCTTGGAAGAGGGTGTGGAGTTCCCAGGTATATATATTCCACTTGTGCCAGTATGGGGTGAGGAGATTATATCAAAAGAAGGTCGCAGGGACTTTAACAGTGTTATTCGCTTTATGAAAGACCCTAATAGAATGTTGAACTATATGCGTTCCGCAGAGGTAGAACATGTAGCTCTACAGCCAAAGGCTCCATATATAGGTACAGCCAGACAATTTGAAAATCATATTACCGAATGGCAAAATGCTAATAAGAAGAATGTACCATTTTTACCATATACTTCTGATGATGAAGCTAAGATGCCTCCACAGAGACAAATGCCACCACAAGCCTCTTCGGGTATCCAAGCTGCAATAATGCAGTCTAAGGAGGACATGAAGGACACTACAGGGTTGTTTGATGCCAGTATGGGAGCACCAGGGAAAGAAACCTCTGGAAAAGCTATTTTAGCAAGACAAAGAGAGGGTGATGTCTCTACTTTTGTGTGGATCGATAACCTAACAACGGCTACAACCCATGCAGCAAAAATAGTCTTGGGCATCATTCCTTTGGTTTATGACACGGAGAGGGTAGTTCGTATCAATAATGTTGATGGGTCAGAAGAATTCCTAGAGATAAACAAAGAGATTAAAGGTGATGACGGGAAGCCCCTGCTAGTAAATGACCTATCAGTAGGTAAATATGATGTTGTTGTAGAGACAGGTCCTTCATATAGCACACAAAGAGCCGAGTCTGCTGATACCCTAATGGAGTTTGCTAGAGTTATGGGTCCTGACACAGCAAGATTGATGGGCGACTTAATAGCAGGGACTCAAGACTTTACTGGAGCTCAGGATATTGCCGACAGACTTAAGAAGACATTACCTCCTGGTATTGCCGAGCTCAAAGAGGGTGAAACGCCACCTGAACCGCCTCCAGCTCCGCCACCAACAGCAGAGGAACAATTAAAGTCTCAGGAGCTAGAAATTAAAGCAGAAGAGCTTGCAGTGGATAAAGAGAGAATTCAACTTGATTATGCAAAAATAGATGCGGAAGCCAAAAAGATAGAGGTAGAGGTTATTAAAGCTCAGACTGAAAAAGGTCTTAATGAAGAACAAGTTAGGACGCTTATACTGGACATGTTTAAGAAATTACACGAGGATTTAACTGAAAACTAAAGAGAGGAGGTCATTAAAATGTCTAATGATGGAATAGATTATAAGAAATACGACAAGGGTGGAACCTCACCAAAAGCACCAAAAACAACTAAGACGATAGTTCCATTGTCTCATGGTCGTAAAAAGGGTGGACTAACTAAGGCACTAAATAGAAAAAAAGAACAAAAAGCTTTAATGGAGAAAATGGAAAAAGATTACTAAAGTTTTTCAATAACCTACTAGTGGGTATCACTAGGCATTTAATACTAAACGGAGGATATAATGGGACAAGACACAAGAGGAGAACTAACAAGAGAAGCTATGGACGCAGATATGGGTGGTGACAAGGCAGCACCAACGCCAACGCCAGCACCAACGCCTGTAGATGCAGAATCGAAGGCCACACCGGGAGAGGGTAAGTCCGGGCAAAAGGTAGAACCTAAGGTGGAACCAACACCAGAGGGAAAACCTCCAGTAACACCACCTGCTAAAGGTGAAGAAGAACCAAAACCTACTGATGATAAAGGTGAATCAGGCGACCTAAAAGTTGAATCCGAAGAGGAAAAACAACAAAAAGGGGTCAATAAGAAAATAGCAAAAGAGGTAAAGAAGCGAGGAGCAGCAGAACGCAAAGCTGACTATGAAAAAGGTAGGGCCGACACTCTCGAGAAGCAACTAAAAGAGGCAAAGGACAAACCATTGCCAAAGTTAGTAGCTCCGAAAGAAGAAGACTTTGACGACTTTGACAAGTACACCGATGCTCTTGTTGATCATAAGTACGAAGTGAAGGAGAGGGAAAAAGCTGAAAAGGCTAAGGAACTGGAGAAAGTAGATACAACGCCAGACCCTAAGCCAGAAGATATCCCTCAACTCACAGAGGAACAAGAAGAGACTAGGGAATTAATGGTCGACAGTCTGGGTGAAATGAGAGCGAAGTATAAAGATTTTGACGAAGTGGCTTTTGGTGTAGATGCAGAAGGAAGACATACTTTTCCTGTTACAGAATCTATGAAAGAAGGCCTAGAGTCTTCTGAGTCACGCATGGAAATCTTATACTACCTTGGTCAGAACACGGAAGAAGCTGTTAAAATAGCTAATTTACCTTCGACTAAACAAGTAATGGCAATAGGGCAGTTGGATATAAAGCTTAAAAATCCAACAACAAAAACAAAAAAACCGCCGGGAGCACCAGCGCCGATACCTCCAGTAGGAGGAGTAGGAGTTCCAACATCAGGAGATATGAGTAAATTATCTACTAATGACTGGATGGCTAAAAGGAACGCAGATACTGGAGAAGGTAGACGCAGGTAGTTCTTAGGTAATGAGGAGTAGTAACATGGCTGACAATGAATTACTAACCCCACAACAGGTAACTAGGGAAGCGTTGCGTATTTTACACAACAACCTAGCCTTTGTGAAAGGGATAGACAGGCAGTACGATGACCAGTTTGCAAGGTCGGGAGCTAAAATAGGCGATAGCTTAAAAATCCGCCTTCCAAACAGATACACTGTTCGTGACGGTGCAGTAATGCAGTCACAGAAAACAGAAGAAGAAAGCGTCACATTGCAAATTGCAACCCAAAAAGGTGTGGACATTGAGTTCTCATCTGCTGAGTTAGCTCTTAGCCTAGACGATTTCGGGAAGCGTATCCTTAAGCCAGCAATGTCTAAACTTGCAACACAGATAGACATTCTAGCTCTTGATGAGGCTACAAACGGTACATACAACCAAGTAGGCGTTCCAGGTACACCTCCAGCAACAATGAAGGTTTACCTAGACGGTGCAGCCAAGCTTCTTGATAACGCAGCACCAATGGATGACCAAACTTACGCTTGTATCAATCCTGCCGCACAAGCAGCGACTGTAGATGGTGTAAGGGGTCTATTCCAAGACGGTGTTTCTCTTGGAGCACAGTACAAAAAAGGTGAGATGGGTACAGCGTTTGGTTTTAACTTCTCTGTAGACCAGAACATCAGGCGACATGTAAATGGTGCATTTGCAGGAGTTGTTCTTGTTAATGAGACCAGTGGAGTGACAAGTGGTGATACCACCATAAGTCTTGATGCTTTCACTGATTCTGAACCAACTGTAAAAAAAGGCGATATCTTTACCATTGCAGGAGTTAACTTGGTTAACCCTGATAGTGGAGATGATACTGGCTCATTACAGCAATTCGTTGTACTTGCAGATAAAACAGG